GATTTAAATATTATCCAATATCAGAAGTAAATGAAAAATTATTAAATAACTTAATAAATGAAGGTTACGAATGGGTTTTACTATAATTAAGATTTCGTTTTTGCATTTCAAATTTAAGCGATTCTACCTCAGATTCATACTTTAACATTAAAGACTTAGCTTCTTTACGTTTTTTCATATAAATATCAATCAATTCTGGCATCATACCCATTTTATCTTTAGAATATTTTGCACCATTTACTGCTAAAGTATAATCACCATCAATTTCATAATTAACACCTTTTAATAATCCATCTAAAGAAACATTCGGTTTCATTCCAATAAATGTCTCAAGAGAAATATTCCAAGTTTGAATTATTGAAGGATACAAACTTGTAGCATCAAAACTTGTTACCCAATTATAAAATCCAGGAACAGGTTCTTTAACAAAAGCCCCTTCAAATTGTTCATTTTTACTAGCTTTTGATCTTGGAGGAATTACTATATGTTTTTGTTTTAAATGGTTGAAAATAATAGCATCCCACATTTTAATCTGACTAAAAACATCATTAAAATTAATTTTAGCCAAAAAACTCATAGTAAGACATAATTCCAACAATTTCATTTTTTGTTCAAGTTCAACTACTCTTTCACAATCTACAATATTATATTCAACAAATGTATCCCAAGATTTATCGTAGAATTCTTTAAATGTGTCATATGGATTTTCTAATTTACCAACACCCAATTCTATTTTACAAATAGTTTCTAATTTATAATTTTCTCTTTTTGTATAGGTGAATTTCTTATACAAATCTTTATAATCAATACAGGAAATACCGACAATATCATATAATACAGTGTCTTTACCATAATCATCTTTAGTATTTCTAGTTGTTACTCTTCTCCATGGACTCAATAGTTTTATATATTCATCACCTAAAATATTACCAATTCTAGTTATCAGATATTTAATATCAAATCCTTCAACATTCCATCCAGAAATAATATCAATTTCTTTTCTACCCCACTCATCAATAAATTGTTTTATTAAACTATATTCGTCATCACATAAATGTAATTTTGCATTTTTAATCGTTTCACCATTATAATTTCTTGATAACCAAGTATCAGTAGTTTTATCTTTTAAAGAGGTTAAAGAGATTAATAAAATTTCTTCTGTTGCTAAATTAGGATCTGGAAAACCCGAGTTTTCAGTTGACGTTTCAATATCAAGAATATAAACATTTATATCATCAATTGACCAATCAATTAAATGTTGATATTTTTCAGATATAAATTGAACATCAAAATTTATATCACCATAGATTTCAAAATTCTCAATATCTGAATATTTTTTAATAAAATCTCTAGTTTCTTTAATATCTCCTGGTTGCAGTTCTTCTACAGAATCACCAAATAAACTTTTCCATTGTGATACTTTATTTGATTTTACATAAATTTTAGGTGAATATTCGTGCTTATATTGGACTCTTTTACCATTTTCAACTCCCCGATATAAAATATTATTACCGAGAACAGAAACATCTGTATAAAAATCTGTCATTATATTCTCTTTAGTATTTTGAGACATTTATCACAAATCAAAGCTTTACTCATCCCCATGTCTAACATAACCCATCTAACATTATCATGAGGACAAGTATTACTTGATTTAAATAAAAATTTAAACCAATTTAACATATTACAATACGATTTTTGGAGAAGGAGCAACAATATGACCAAATATTGCTTTATATTGATCTAAGAAATCTGGATCAATATCAATATAAAATACAATATTATTTGGATTAAATGTTATTTCTGCCTCTGATTTTGGTCTGGCATATTGAGGATATGGAGCAAACCCATAATTAACTTCTTGAGGATTATGTTTTGATGGAACAACCATCAATTGAATTGGGTTGATATATACATCACCTTTATCACCGGAACCACTTGATCGAAGAAACTCCGCAATCACATCTTCACCAGAAATAGTTCTAAACATTCTAATATTATTCATAAATCACCATTTTATATAAGTTAAAAAACAATTATACTACTAAACATCCCATGCGTCAAGCAATTTTAAATTAAAACCAACACCAAACCAAGTAAAATAATTTACCTGTCCGATTGCATTATACTCTCCTTCATCATCATCAGTAATATATTCTTCTAAACAATAAATATCCCAATCCCCATCATCATCGATATAAATAGCAAAATTTTTTGTCGTAAATCTAGGAATAAACAATAAAAAAATATTTTTTAATATATCGATAATCATGTCCATAAACGTTCCCTGATTTTTATTAATCTAATAAGCATTTCTTGATCCTCAATTGCATATGAAGTTTCTATTTCATTTATTTTTTTATAACACTCTCCAATTTCATCAGGAATATTATCGTTTATTTTTCTTTTATCATATTCTGGATATTTTGTTATAGTTGTATAATATCCAGATAAATCAAAAGCATTAATTCTTATTGGTCTACCAAAAACCCACCAATTATAAAGGTCATAAACTTCTTTATAAAATTGTTTAATACTATCAACATACCCAGGATTAAAAATATCCTCAGGACAACCATCTTTTTTACATTCAGATTCCCATTGTTCAAAAAAATACTGACAATATAACATTCCTTTTTGAGAACTTGTAAATTGATTTGAAATAGGTTTATTAGACCATTCAAACATTTGAGCTAATTCAATTTCAACATAATCCTGTAGCATCGCAAAATTAGCCCAAAGCATTTTTTCTGTTATATCATAGTATGATGTTCTAGGTAATCTTGTATCAATCAGATAATATTTTTTAACGAATCTACATCTGATATTATAAACAATATTATAAATTGGAGTTATAAAAGTATGTTTCAATGATCGCCAAATATCAGGAACAAACTCAGTTAGAAAATAAATAATTGGATGTTGTTTTCTCAAATCGTTTTTCCATATTTCCCACCCACCAACAGGTAAAGCATATGGAACGTCAATATTAAAAGTTTTAAATAAAAATTCACTGACCATATTTTATAACCTCAATTCCACAATCTTTTAAAAATACCAAACCTGCAGTTGTTCTATATTCTTGTTTATAATAAAGTTGAGATATTCCTGAGCTATAAATTATTTTAGAACAATTGTGACATGGGCTATGGGTACAAAACATAATTGACCCTTTTCCTGATTCATGTGAAGAAGCTAATCTTGCTATTGCATTTTGTTCTGAGTGTATAACTGAATCATTAGTTTTTACACCAATAAAAAGTTTTTGATTTTCATCAAAAACATACCGTTCTCTTTCTTCATAAGGTAAGGAATAATAATAGTCACTAGAAATTTTTAATTCATGTTCAAGTAAAGAATCATCAAATCCAGCAGGTAATGCATTATAACCGCAACTAATAATACGATCATCTTTAACAATAACAGAACCAACTTTCAATCTTGTAGCTTTAGATAAAGTTGCAGTTAATTCTGCAACTTGCATAAAATAATCAACGTATTTCGGTTTCATCATCATTCCCATAGTCTTCATTAACATCTTCTATAAACCATTCAATAATCTTTTTAGCTTCTTCAATATCATCAAGTGATAAAGTAGATTCATAATACCCTTGTAATTGAGAAATTACATCCATCATTATAAGTTCCTCATAAATGAAATCAATAGTATCATTAACATCTAACGAATACCATAAAGATAAAATTTGTTTATTTTTTTCAGTTGAATTGCTTGATGCCCAAAAAGAATACCATTTAGAATTAGACCATCTACTATAACTCATAATATACTCCTAGAATAAGTTTTCGTCAAGCATAAAAAAAGGGGAGATTTCTCTCCCCTTAACAAAAACAATTTAAATTATTGTTGAACAATATCAAAAATCTTAGGTTTTTTATGTTCTGGAATAAATTGATTTAGCGTTACTTCTAACATACCGTTGGATAATGTAACTTTACCTACTTCAACAGAATCCGATAAAGTGAACACACGTTTAAAATTCCTCTCAGCAATTCCTTTGTAAATATATTCTGCTGGATCGTTTACCTTTAATCCAAAAGAACCAGAAATTGTTAAACGAGAATCTTCCAAAACTACACTAATATCTTCTTTAGAAAAACCAGCAACTGCCATTACAATTTTAAATACGCTATCAGCAGTTTTAACTATATTGTATGGAGGAAATCCAGCTTGAGGTTTATCTAATTCTTTAATCCTTTCAAATAATTCATCAAACCCAATTAAGCTAGTTTTATGAATAGATTTCCAAGGATCATTTACAGTTAAGTTTGTCATTTTTATTACTCCTTTATTAAGCGAGGTTTTATTAAACTAAAGACCCTAAAGGCATCTTTAGATTTGCATTGCTGCAAATTCATTTTAACAAAAATAAATTTTTTGATTTACATGTAGTAATATCATCTTGGATTACTACAAAACCTAACAAATCATTAATTTTCTTTAATTCTTTATTTATATTATTAATACTTCCAGTAACTCCGCCTATAGAACCTAGAGAAGAAACTGCTAATCCGATTGCCCCTGATTTTAATGTAGCAACAGTTTTCCAAGCTTCTAAATAAATTTTTCGTTTTTCAGCAATTACAGTTGAACCTAATGCATTATCAACGGCATTTTGCCAGTCATTAAATGCACTCTGCATAATATTTTCTTGTACTGTCAAATCTAATTTTTGAGTTAATGAATCACTTAATGAATTTACTGATGCATTAATAACATCAGTCCCAAAAGTAGCTAATTCAGCTTCAATTGAAGCAAGATCATTTAACGCTGATAATACAGTTTGATCAATAATACCATTTACAGCTCCAACTGTTTGAGCAGCTATATTTTCAAGCATACCTTCAGCTAAATCTTCAATATTTGCAGCAGAAAGCATGGTCAATAATCTCATCGTTCTTTGCAATTCTTTAGGAATTAAAGCCTGAAGTAAAGATCTTAATAATTTCATGCCCATAGGCTGTAAATTATAAATTACTGCACTTGCTGCCACACTTGCCGAAGTGAAAGGGTTAGCGGATAAAGATAATACTAATTGTGAAATTCCTGAATAATGAGCATTAATATCATCTTCTAATTGAGTAATTCTTGATTGTAACCCTTTTATTTGGCTATTCAATTCACCATTAGGACAAGGCATATGTTAACTCCATAATAAAATTTTTAATTATTTTTTCTTACCAATATTATATTTACTTACTAATTTATATTGATCTTTTTCTTTATAAGATAAAATCTTTATTTGAGAAATAGGAACAATATCTTTAATTGAATTAGGATTTTTAATTTGTAACAATTCCCAATCTTCTAATAATTTTACAATAGTATTTCTTCTTGCTAAATCATTTTCAGAAATATCTGTGATCTTACCATCAAGGCCAAATAATTCTTTAAAATGAATTATAACATATCTACCTTGTTTATGTAAAATATGAGTTGATTGATATAAAGTTTGATCTTTTTTAGAAAGAACTCCAATTCGCGATAAAGTTTCTTTGATTTTTAAAAAATCATTTTCTTCAATAAAAACTTCAACACCAAATCCATTAAAGATGTCATTCATTATTTTATTACTCCAGATTTATCTACAATTTGTTTTATGTTTTGTAATTGATCTGAAGTAAGAATTCTCAAAGCGTCTTTAGCTTTTTCATTTGAGAAACCAAAAAATTCTTTAACATTCTTTAAATCTTCAGATTCAGTCGATTTATACCATTTTTGAAAAGGTCTTTTTTTAGCATTTAATATATTTAGGTAAAATTGATATTGTAATTTATTATCTAAATTAGGATGCAAATTCATTTCATTTACAAATAAAATACAATCTGGATGTTGAGATAAAGCCATATTAACTACATAAGCATTATATTCTTTCTCATTTTCATCAGTTAATATATTTTTTTTAGTTTGTAGAACAGAAGGTAATAATTCTTTAAATAGATCTATAGCCATATTAATTAAACTCTAAATCAACCATCATTTCAGTAAATAACGCTAAAGTATTAATTTGTTGATCAGCAACAAAAGCATTTTGATATTGATATTTAGCTAATAATATAACAAAATGCGGAATTGTATTAGGTTTAACCAATTCATACATATTATCAAACAATTTTCTAAATAATGTTTGAGTATCTAAATCTTCATTA